CATGAGGAGGAAAACAATGGCCACTACACCTAAACAACATTACCTAGCTCCTAGTCAAGTCTTTGACAAGATGTTGGAGTTTAGGTCAGTGGTGAGCACTGCAAAATCGATGCAATATCTATTTGAATGTGTTTCTCCAGACTCGCCTTTATTCGAACAAGCTAAACAGCTGCTCGAGCAAATAGGCATTGACTCCATACCGAGTAAAAACCAAAAGGTTGAAAATCGAACGGCGTCAAAACCGCAAGTAGGGAATTTGAGTACCGAAACGCGTATAAGCGATGTAAGATTGATACAATTAAGTAATCAACTCTTAACCGAGGACATGCCCACGCTAACTAGCAGAGCTAGGGAGATTTGGGATGAGTCCTTGTACGAACTGGAATTCGGGGGTTTACACCTCCGGGAACCGGCCCGTTCACTGATAATCCATCTTCTCACGAAGTATGGGAATTATAGCGTTTGGGAAGAGCTATGTAGCTCTGTGGCCTAAGTGATCCGATCCTGTGGTTTTACATCCTGGTCTGCAACCTGCTCGGTTGCGGTTGGTTATAGCACACTCTTACGAGGCACTATATGTCAGCGATAAGTATCGCACCATCCGGCTTACCTCTGCAATATGCAGACATTTTCGGTATTCCTCGTTCAATATCCAAACCGCTTTTGACTTCGGTTGAAATGTGGATAAAGAATTGCTCTGAGGAGTGGACTGTATCAAGATTAAAATCCATTAAATTGGATTTTGTGAGAATGAAGGCAGGTTTATCACCTGTTTCCCCGTGGGTTTCCCGTAGGGACGGTCATTTCACAGGTGCACTTGGTGCACTTGAATCTTGGTCTAAGGGTGGAAAGAAACGTTGGTCAAAAACCATACAATTCCTTAACTCTTATACGCTACTGTACTCTTCTGAGGTAACGTCCAAGCAAATGGACAAATTCCTTTCTGGAGTGCGTAGTGAACCAGTCTGTGTTCATGATTCTGTCAAGTACAGAGTTGTCTCTGGTGCTTATAAGTTGGGACTTAAAGGTCTCACCTTATGTAATACACGACCTTTGGTCATGCGATTACCTTCCCAGGCTAGGCGTGAGCCTCATGCCAATGGAAGAAGTTACTGGGAGGGAGATGCATCACTTGAATGTGCTGTCTCTTTCACCCGGTATACCAGGATAGGTTGGGACTTCTCTTCCCGATTCTCCAGCATTTTTAATGTTGTGGAGGAAGGAATTGATGTCGATGACCACCGCGATGCGGATGTCACTGATTATCCCAACTCTGTAGGTAAGATAGGTTTTATACAGGAACCTGGCTACAAGCTTCGTGCTGTTGCCAATCCGGCCCGTGTGTATCAAGAGGCGTTGCGTCCTCTCGGTAGGTGTCTTTTTGATACCCTCCGGTCTCTTCCATGGGACTGTACTCATAGGCAGGATTATCCTATCCCGGCCATCCAAGGCGCTCTCCAGCGTCATCAGATGGTCTACTCTGTCGATTTGACTGGGGCGACCGACTACTTCCCCTTGGAACTTCAAGCATATGTCCTAAACTCTATTGTTAATCCGGTTTTCCGGCCTCACGTAGAGCTCTTCACTAGGATTTCAAAATCCCCTTGGAGGTTTGGTGAGGGTTTCCTCACCTGGACAAAAGGACAACCCTTGGGTCTGTACCCAAGTTTCGCTGCGTTTGCGATGACGCACGGATTGCTCTTGTATGCTTTGAACGGATATCGTCACGAGGATTCCTTCTTCGTGCTTGGGGATGACGTTGTCATCCTTAAATCCGACCTTTACCATCGTTATCTGGATGCCTTGTGTGAACTTGGCTGTCCGATTAGTGAACATAAGTCCATTTGTTCCGCTTCGCTAGCGGAATTTGCTGGTGTTATTGTAACCCGTTTCGGGGTTACACACCAGTTTAAGTGGCGTTCACCGTCTGATGACTCCTTTTTGGACGTCATTAGAAACTTTGGTCCTAAGGCGCTGTCGATCTTACGTCCACGTCAACGGGTAGTAGCCAAATTAATGGCGAATATTCCCGATTTCATGGGCGGGTTAGGGTGGAACCCGAGCGGGGTTCCTTTGGAGGATAGGGTTTACCAAGCCCTATCTACCCTACCACAGGATCGTCA